AGGACGACGGTTCCGAAAGTCGGAAGCTGAAGGCTGAAGCTGACCTGAAGGAAAGCAAGGCAAAAATGGCCGAGCTTGAGCTCAAGGAGCTGGAGGGCAAAATGCACCGCAGCGAGGACGTCGAAGCGATGACCATGGATCTGGTATATACGATCCGGAGTATGATCATGGCCCTGCCCGGGCGTCTCGCTGTTGACGCTGCCAACACAACAACAGCCGCGGAGGCTTCGGAGCTTATCAAGAAGGAATGCCACCACATCCTCAACGAGCTCGCGAACTACCGATACGATCCCGAGGCATACAAACGGCGGGTAAGGGATCGCCAAGGCTGGAGAGAGCTGGAGGACGATGACCCGAGCGACTAAGCGGGAGATCGAGAGGCTCAACGCTGCTATCTCGGGAGCGGTAAAGAACTTCGCACCACCCGAGAGCCTCACCGTGGCAGAATGGGCCGACAGGAACCGCCGCCTCTCACCCGAGAACTCGGCAGAGGCAGGGCCGTGGAGAACCTCAAGAACCCCATATCTGAAGGAACCGATGGAAGCCTTCAATGATCCGAAGGTGCACAAGATCGTTATGGTTGCAGCGTCGCAGGTCGGAAAGTCTGAGCTCATACTGAACATCATCGGCTACATCATAGACCAAGACCCCGGGAGCATCCTATTCGTCCAACCTACCCTTGAGGATGCCCGGAAGTTCAGCCGCCTCCGTATCGCTCCCATGATCCGAGACAGCAAGCCTCTGAAGGCAAAAGTCTCAGACGTAAAGACAAGAGACAGCGGCAACACGATCCTCCAGAAAGCCTTCCCCGGTGGTATGCTGACGATCACCGGCTCGAACAGCGCCTCAGCTCTGGCATCAACTCCGGCCCGTTACATACTGGGCGACGAGCGCGACCGCTGGGCCATTAGTGCCGGCACCGAGGGAGATCCGTGGTCACTGGCTGAGGCCAGACAGGCCACATTCTACAACGCCAAGGCTGTCGAGGTCAGCACGCCGACCATTAAAGGCTCCAGCAATATCGAGGCGTCGTTTTATCTCGGTACGCAGGAGCGCTGGTGCCATCAGTGCCCTGAGTGTGGCGAATGGCACAATATTGTATTCGATAATATCAAATTCGACTTTAAGGTCGTTAAAGTACACAACCGCAAGACCTACAAGGTGACAAGCGTCAACTGGGCCTGCCCTTCATGCGGCTGCCTATCCTCTGAGGAGGTCATGCGGAAACAACCGGCGCGCTGGATTGCCGAGAACCCGGGAGCATATGAGAACGGGATCCGGTCATTCTGGCTCAATGCTTTCTCAAGCCCGTGGATGCCATGGGAGAAAATCGTCCGGAGGTTCCTCGAGGCCAAGCATGACCCCGAGAAGCTGAAGGTCGTATACAATACCCTGCTCGGTGAACTATGGGAAGATCGTGGCGACATCGAGGACGAGGACACCATGCTGGCCCGTCGCGAGGAGTACGATGCGGAGCTGCCAGATGGAGTCCTCGTTCTCACCTGCGGCGTCGATACTCAGGACAATCGTCTCGAGTATGAGGTCGTCGGTCATGGCCATTATGGTGAAACGTGGGGCATAAAAAAGGGCTACATCATGGGAAAGCCGGACACGCCGGAAGTATGGCAGCGGCTTGACGATGTCATCGACCACGTTTATAAGTTCAAGAACGGGCGCGGCCTGAAGATCTCCATCACCTGCGTCGACTCAGGTGGTCACTATACTCAGGAAGTTTACAAGGCGTGCCGGGAGCGGCAGGCAAAACGTGTATTCGCCATCAAAGGAAAAGGCGGCGACGGGATCCCATATGTGAGCCCGCCGACAAAGGTGCCTATCAAAGACAACAAGAGGATTTATTGCTGGCTTTACACGATCGGCGTCGACTCTGGAAAAGAGTCGATCATGAGCTCCCTCAAGGTTCAGGAAAAGGGCCCGAAGTATTGCCACTTCCCTCGTGGTGAGGATCGCGGGTATGACAGCAACTACTTCAATGGGCTACTCTCCGAGAAGCTCGTCCTCACTCACACCAAAAGAGGCAGCAAGTGGATGTGGGAGAAGCTGCCGGGCCATACCCGGAACGAGGCCCTCGACTGCCGCAACTATGCCATGGCCGGCCTGAAGATCATCGACCCGGACATGGACGCCGTCGAGCGGCGACTCAAAGGACTGGCCGAGCCGCAAAAACTGAAACCGGTGCAGCAGCCAAGACCACCGCGCAAAAAGCGCGATATTTTTGACGACTGGTAACAGTCAAGGAGGTGACGACAATGCGAACCAAGGAAGCCATCACCGCCGACCTGACGAGTGCAAGGGAAAGGCTAACCCTCTACCTGAAACGCGAAGCGGAAATGCTCAGCGGCGGCGTCCAAAGCTATGGCATCGGATCCAGAAACCTGACGAGGTACAACACCGACCTCGCAGCGATCCGGGACACTATCAAAGAATTAAAACAAGAAATCGCAGAGCTCGAGGCAGAACTCGCCGGCGGCAAACCACGCCGAGCAGTCGGCGTCGTTCCCAGAGACTGGTAAAACTGGTTAAACGCCCTCCCCGGGGCTTTAACATATAGCGGGGCCGGGAGAGTTTTGCTCCTTTCTCTCCCTTCCCTGCTCAAATATTTTTGAAGGAGGTGAGCACCATCGAACAAATAGCAAAGCCAAACGCAAAAGCGGCAGCTCGGCCAATAAATAAGGGCTACGGGGAAGCTGGTGCCAGCTGGCAAAGGAAATCGCTCAAAGGTTTTAACGCGCCAAGCGGCAGCCCTCACGAGGACATCGACCAGAACAACTTCACCCTCCGGCAGCGAGCTCGTATGCTTTATATGGCCGCACCGATCGCAACCAGCGCCATCAATACCAACCGCACAAATGTCATCGGCATCGGCCTGAAACCGAAAAGCAGGATCGACCGCGAACGACTGGGACTATCTCCTGAAGAAGCAGAGGCATGGCAGAAAAAGACCGAGGCTGAATTTGCTCTATGGGCTACGCGCAAGCACGCCTGCGATGCCACCGGCATCAATGACTTCTATGCCATGCAGCAGCTCGCACTTGTTTCGTGGCTGACCAGTGGCGACGTCTTTGCGTTATTCAAGCAATACCCCGTCACCCCACTCGAACCGTATAGCCTGCGGATCCACCTCATTGAGGCCGATCGTGTGGCCACTCCGGACTATGCCGGAGCCATGGGCCCGATCAACACGTTCGGCAAGACCAAGGACGGGAACCGAATATATGACGGCGTTGAGGTAGACAAAGACGGCAGGATCGTGGCCTATCATATCCGGAACACATACCCCCTCCAGTATAGCTCAGAGCCTACCGAGTGGAAGCGCGTGCTGGCATATGGAGAGCTGACAGGACTGCCGAACATCGTGCATGTCATGAGTTCAGAGCGCCCGGATCAATATCGTGGCGTCAGTTATCTCGCGCAGGTGATTGAACCTCTGCTACAACTCAGGAGGTATACAGAGAGCGAACTGACGGCGGCAGTCGTCGAGAGCTTTTTTACTGCCTTCATAAAAACAGAGTCAAACCCGGCAGATATGCCGTTCAATGAGGTCGGCGGCGATACAGAGGAAGTATCAACGGATCCCAATGAGTACGAAATGGGCCCGGGCCAGATCAACATCATGAAACCGGGCGAGGATGTCACCTTTGCAGATCCTAAGAGACCGTCCAGCGGCTTCGATGCCTTCACCCGTGCTATATGCGAGCAAGTGGGCGCAGCTCTGGAAATACCGGCCGACCTATTACTCAAGGCGTTCAATGCAAGCTACTCGGCAAGCAGGGCCGCACTGCTGGAAGCATGGAAGGCGTTCAAGATGCGCCGCGAATGGTTCGCGAATGACTTCTGCCGCCCCATCTACGAGGTATGGATGGCCGAAGCGGTGGCCCGTGGCCGAATAATTGCCCCCGGCTTTTTCTCTGATCCGGGGATCCGTGCTGCATGGCTCGGATGCGAATGGATCGGCCCAAGCCAAGGACAGCTCGATCCGGTCAAGGAAATCACGGCCGAGATCCTCGCAGTCGGCGAAGGCTTCACAACTCGAGAACAGTCAACCATCAGGCTCAACGGCGGCCAATGGGAGGCAAACATCGAGCAGCTCGCACGAGAAAACGCCAAACTCGCGGAGGCGAATGGCATCATGGAAGGCGGTGGCACACAGCTCACCAACGCCGTCAAAGCCGTAATACTCGAAGCGATAAAGGAAGGTGATGACAATGGAAAAAAGAAAAACGCTCCGGATGATTAACGGAGCACAGGCGGCCCCGGCTACCGCGCCAAAGTTCTGGAATATCGCGTCCGTGTCCGACGACGAGGGCGAGATCACCCTTTACGGCGAAATAATGAGCAGCCAGCCGACAGACTGGTGGACTGGTGAACCACTGCCCGGACTGTATATCACCCCCGAGGGCTTCCTTGAAGATCTGGAAGTCGTCAAGGGGAAAAGCAAGATCACCATCAAGCTCAACAGTGTGGGCGGCGATCTTTACACCGGCATCGCAATTCACAACGCCATCAAGGGCCTCACAGGAACCAAGAAGGTCATCGTCGAGGGCATCGCGGCCAGCGCTGCCAGCGTTATTATGTGCAGCGGCGACGAGGTGGCGGTATATCCCGGCAGCCTTGTGATGATCCACGGAGTCAGCGGCCTGTTTTATGATTATTACAACATAACCGAGCTCAAGCAGATCATCAAGGGCTTCGACGCAGCTGAAAGGGCCATCGCTGAGATTTACTCAGCAAAGACCGGCACCGACGTGGAAACCCTTCGTTCCATGATGACAAAGGAGACATGGATGACGGGCAAAGAAGCGATCGAGAAGGGCTTCGCCGACACATTACTGGAAGGCTCAGGCCCTCAAATGGTCATGAGTGCAGACAAGACCGTACTGCTTGTCAATGGCATAAAGCACAACATCAAAGGGCTGCACAATATTCCCGGAAATATCCCGGTAAAAAGCATTTCATCCGCAGCGCCTAAAGGCTCCGCGGCTGGAATAGAAAAACCAAAATCCAATGAAGGAGGCAAGAAAACCATGACACTCGAAGAATTAAGACAGCAGCATCCTGAGCTCGTCGCTCAAATTGAAGCGGCCGCAAGGGAAGCAGCTACAGCCGAGGCCATCGCAGCCGAAAGAGCTCGCATTAAGGAAATCGAGAGCATCGAGGCAGCGGTCGGCGATCCCCAGCTCGTGGCTGAGGCCAAATATGGCGAGAAGCCTTGCACAGCAGCAGAGCTCTCCCTGAAGGCTTTACAGAAGCAGGCCCAGCTCGGCAAACAGCACCTTGACAACTCTGCAAAGGACTACAAAGCATCCGGAGCAGAAGGTGTCGGTGCAGCTCCCAACTCAGGGAACCAAGACGACGAACTCGACGTTGCTCAACAGGTGAGCGCGATCGTGGACGTCTACAACAAAATGAAGAACGGAGGTAGAAAGTAATGAGCAGACTCGACGAAAATCTCGGATCCGTGGCCTTCGATAACCTGATCAACCAGAATACTCCGGAGGCTGACGTATTCAGCGTACCCATGAGAGCCGGCCTCGGCGTCGTAACCCGCGGCACAGTTCTCGCATTGAGTTCAGGTACCGGCGGCGATGCTGCCATGGTAATCCTCGGCACTCAGGCCATAGCGGATGAAACCCTGACAGCCAACTGCATCCTCGCTCAGGATGTCGATACCGGTACAGAGGCCGGCGACCCTGTTACAGCTCTGGCATACAGAACGGGCCACTTCAACCGCAACAAACTCACCGTGAAAACGGGCTATACTCTGACAAAGGTCGACGAGGAGAACCTCCGCAAGGGCGGCATCCTTCTCGATGACGCTGTCACACTATAAAGGAGGAATGAAAAATGGCATTTGACATTTACAGCACCCACGCCCTGCTCATGGCAGTGGAACAGCTCGCGCCCCTTCGCACATTCCTGCGCGACAGATATTTTCCAACCAACGACGCGACCGACATCTTCGCGACTGACGACGTGCTCGTTGAGTACAAGGACGGCAGCAAGAAGCTGGCCCCATTCGTATCGCCGAGAAAGGGCGGCGTTACCATCACTCGCGAGGGCTACTACATGGAGAGATACACCCCTCCATTCATCGCACCCCGCAGAGTGCTCACCATTGACGACCTCAAGAAAAGAGGCTTCGGCGAGGCTCTGTTCAGCAAACTGACACCTCAGCAGCGTGAAAGTGCTCTGCTGCTGAAGGACGCCGACGAAATGAGCGAAATGATCTCCAGACGTGAGGAAGCCATGGCAGCCGAGACCATGCTCAACAACGGCTGCATCATGAGACACTACGCTGACGATCTGACCAAGTACGAGGAGAAAGAAATTCGCTTTTATAGCGAAGCAAACAATCCGGCAGTCTATACTCCGGCCATTGAATGGGATCAGGCTGGCGCTGACATCATTGGAGACATAGCAGCCATGGCCAGACTCCTGACTTCCAGAGGGCTCCCTGCTTCCGAGCTTATCGTGGCTCCGGACGTTGCCGACACTATCGTCAACAACGAGAAGATCCAAAAGCTCCTCGACATTAAGAACTTCAACCTCGGAACCGTTGACCCGAAAACTCTCCCCGCCGGTGCCACTCTCGTTGCCGTTCTCAATGTTCACGGCAGAATGATCTCCGTCATCAGCTACGACGAGCAGTATGAGAATGACGACGGACAAATGACCCAGTACATCCCGGCTGGAAAGGTAATCCTTACAGCTCCCGGAGCTGGCCGCACACTGTACGGAGCAGTCACTCAGGTCGAACAGTACGATGGACAGTTCCACACCTACGCAGCAAGACGTGTTCCGAAGTATCTGGCAAGTGCCGAAGGCAACACCAGAACCTTGACAATTACCAGCTGCCCGTTGCTGATCCCGAACCAGAAGAACCCATGGATCTCCGCAACGGTTATAAACGGATAAGAACAGGAGGGTAACTGATGATCAAGATCATAAAAGGCACCTACGGGTACCGCAAGGGTAACAGGATAATACCGAAAACCCCAGCGGATGATCCGTTCACAGCTACCCCGGAGCAGGAAGCGCGCCTTGTCAGACTGGGCGTGGCCGTGTATGTAGACGCACCCGTGGAAGCACCGACCGCGCCTACGCCTAAAGCTCCGGAAGCAGAAACAGGCAGTAAGGACGTCGACGAGCTGCCTGCGTACAATATTGACATGAAGCTCGACGAGCTGAAGGAGATCGCCAAAGCCTACGGAGTGGATGCTTCAGATGCTCGCAAGAAGGCCGACGTCATCGCCATGATCGAAGCTGCCAAAGCTGAAACTCAGGAAGAAAACGATCAGGACGATGAGGATCCGGAGAATGAAATACCTGAAGCATACGACGACGGCGAGGAACCCCCTTCACTCGACGCAGCTGATCCGGTGTAATTATAATGTCCTCATTCAAGGACATGGTGAAAGCAGACCGCGGCATCTTCCTGAACATCGACGAGTTCGGGGAGATGCACAAGGTCGAGGGCAAAAACATACCGGTCGTCATTGACGACGACAAACTCAGAGAGCGGCAAGGTGGCGCGGAGGTCGGAGTGGCCGAGTCAAGCCTGCTGCTCTTTGCGTATGTCGAGGATCTTCCTCCTCGCCGGGGAGCCGGCGAGAGTCTCAATGTTGACGGCCGTGAGTATATCGTGAACGACTGGAGCGAGGACATGGGCGTCGCTCAAATAGCCCTCGGTCAAAGCCGTACAGTATAGGAGGCGCAGCATTATGACGATCGTGCAAATTATTGACAAGATCACAGCGTGGGCCGATGCGAATATCTGCAAACAGATTAAGCTCAAGCTCCCAGATGACAACGCAGCAGACTCCTCCTTCGACTACACGGAAACAAACCCGGCGGCCTTTGCGCTTTTTGTTCCAACAAAAGATAAACTGCCGCCAAAGGTGGCCGCTCCCATCCCTTCCCTCTGCGTTCAGTTCACCGAAGGAACAGATCGGATGACTGAAAACAAGGGCACTCTCAAAGTGCGCATGAGCTTGTCGGCATGGAACCCGGGAACCCATGGCCCGGAACTATTTCATGCAAACGGTAACGGCTCATACACCCGATATAACACACCGGAAGCCCGGGCCCTATTTACCCGGCACGGCGAAGGCTGGCGTGACGTCTGGAACTTCGTGGACGCGGCACTGCTGGCGCTCGAAAGTACGGAATACATCGACGGCCTGCGCATAGTCAAGGAGGACGGCATCAGCTTCGGGCCGTTCATGGAGCAAGATGCGATCTCCGACTGGTACCCTTACTGGTTCGCGTGGATCACCTTCACGGTGGAGCGTGGGCTGGCTCGGGTGCCAGAATACAATCAATACCTATAATTCAGAGAGGTGAAGAACATGGCAAATGAATATTTATACGGCGCGTTCGGCCACATCGGCGACGATGTCGCACAAAACGCCACGCAGGCCGGCACGGTTCCCGTATATGTCGGTGTAGCGCCTGTCAACCTCGTCAGAGGATATGCGAACGCCGGGATCATCAACACCCCGGTGAAGCTGTCCAACATCAACGAGGCCAAGAGGAAGATCGGCTATACAGACAACTGGGCCGGCTTCAGCTTATGCGAGGCCATTGACGCGCATTTTAACAACACCATCGGAAACGTGGGCCCGATATTCGTGATCAATGTCCTCGATCCGACGACTCACGCAAAAAGCTCACCAACGACCAAGCAGCTGACATTCGCCAATAAAATGGCCACCATCGTCAGCGACACGATTATCCTCGACACCTTTGCACTCGATGAAAAGGTCGAGGGTGTGGACTACCGCCTGAGCTACGATTATGGAACCAATACCCTGACGATCTTCGACATCGGCGAGACCTCCATGACAACGATCGAGGCATCTTATTCCGAGGTCGACCTTACCAAGATCACGAAGGAAACCATCATCGGTGGCATAACCAGCGACGGCGTTGCCTCTGGACTGGCTGCAATCAAATTCCTGTATCCGAACTTCAACGCAGTGGCCAACCTTATCGCTGCCCCCGGATGGAGCAAGATCCCTGAAGTCTACACTGCCATGGTGGCAGCGTCGCAAAAAATCAACGGGCACTGGGACGCCTTCGTTCTGGCCGACATACCGATCAAGGACGGCGAGAACAAGGTGGACACCATCGACAAGGCCAAACAATGGAAGAACGACAACAACTACAAGTCCGAAAGGTCAAAGGTTTACTGGCCTATGGGCGCTAACGGTTCAAAGATCTACCACCTGAGCACCATGGCCGTCGTTGAAATGATGCGTGCAGACTTCAGCCATAAGTCAATCCCGATGGAGACACCGGGCAATAAACCGATCCCGATCACAAGGCAATACTTCGGCCCTGACTCTCCGAACCAAGGCTTCGACCAGCAGGAGGCCAAGGAACTGACCAGCAACGGCATCAGCACGGCCATCTACTGGGAAAGCAAC